TATTCAGCGACGTGAGGGTTGCGAACGCCGTGCCGACCTGCGCGAACAGGGTGATATCCTGACCGTCGCCGATGCTGGCCTTTGTGTTCGGGCCGCCCGAAGGCAGCGTGTCGATGACGTTCGTCGAATTCGCGGATGTCGTAATAGCCTGCGCATCCGAGAACAGGGTTTGTTGATCGAGTAGCATGGTGCGGGTACTCCTGTTTCGTTTAAGAGCAAGCCGTCGGGACGGCCTGCGCCTTTGCGCTTCGCTTAGACGACGCGGGCTTCGGTCGACAGCAACTGATCGCAGATGCGGATCGGGATGCCGAGGAACATGGTCGTGATCTGGCCTTGCGCAACTTCGATGCTCAAGGCGTTTTGCGACTTGTTCATCGCTTGCCGGCGCAGCATCTTGCCCACAAGGCGGTTCACGTAGAACACCGGGCGGCCAACGCCCTGGCGCGGCAGGCGTGCCGTCATTTCGATCATCACATCCGGCAGCGACACCGGCGACGTACCGTTCACACCAGGGAACGTCGGCGTGGTCGACGTCACCAGGTCGGCCACGTTGATGTTCGCCGCGCGCACCGTATAGCGCCAATCTTTCAGCGCGATGCCGCAATCCCATTCCCAGCGATCAGCCAGGGCGCGGAAGCGGTTGTTGTTCGCGTCGAAGGCGTCGATCTCGCCAAGATCCTGGTGGATGATGCCGGCCTTCGTGCCCTTCGGGAAAATGCCCGTGAGCGTCTGGTCGCCCCAGCTCACCAGCCACATCGAGCAGTTGTTCGAACCCGTGCCGCCGCAATCGACGATGTTGTTGCCGTTCGCTGCACCCGAAATCGTGCTGTAGCGCGGCGCGAGACCGTTGAAGCGTTCGGCGTTGACCGTCGTATCGCCGTAGAACAGCGTCGACGCCATGGTTTCGTTCATCGCTTCGAGGAACGCGTTCGCTTCCGACAGGCGGAACGCGTTCGTGTTGCCGTTCAGGCGCGCGGCTGCGATGTCGATTTCGTTGCGCGCTTCGAGCATGCCGCACGCTTCGTCGACCTGTGCGCGGGTCGACTTGCTCGGCGGCACGCCGCCGTACATGCGGCGCCACACGACCGAAGGCAGACCGGTACGAACCGTGGTGCGGTGGCCCGTCGGCAGATTGCCTTCGTTCCACACGGCATCCAGCAGGATTTCGTTGGTCTGGTTCAGCAGTTCGATCACGTCGGCCGTGTTGCCGTTCGGATCGAGGGACTTCGCTACGTCGAGCAAAGTGGGATTCTTTACGCCGAGGACTGCCATGGTTCACACCCCTTTAGTTCTGTTTGCCGTAGAGGCGGTCTTCGACTGGCGTGGCGGCGCGGTCTGTCTGCGCTGCGCTGCCGGTCACGATGCGACCATCCTCACTGATTGCCTTGCCCGTCTTGACCAGCAGCCGGATCACTTCCGGGTGATTGCCAAGGCCGGTCTTCACCAGCATCTCTTTCAGGCCGGGCGAACCGAACGTGTCGAGAGCCTTTTTCGCAACGCCGAGGTTTTCGTCGAGCTTGTCGCCGCCGAATTCCTTGTCGGTGCGCGCCTGGGTTTCCCACTCGGCGGTGACGGCTTTCTGCTGCTCGGCGATCTGGTTCGCGAATGACTGCGCCTGTTTGGCGCCGAGATCCGCAAGCTTCTGCGCCTGTTCCTGAGTCAGCCCCGATTCCTTCGCAAGCGTCTTCAGTTCTTCAAGCGATTCGCCTTCGAGCTTTACGCCATCGGGCAACTTGAATTCGTAGACGACATCTTTCGCCGCGGCGGCGGCTGCGGCATCGGCGGCGGCTTGGGCCGCTGCTGCGTCAGTGGTGGCCTGTGCATTTGCGTCGGTCGTGGCTGCGGCTGCAGTCGTATCCGTCGCGGTTGCTGCTGGTTGGCTCGTCGGTGCGGCTGCGGCGGTTGCCGCAGTACTGGCCGTGTCTGCCGGTGCTACCTGGCTATCGGTGGGTGTGTCAGCCATTTGCCTTAACCTTCGTTCGTGCTTCGTTGCACATCAACGCGTATGCGTCTGCGCCGCCATCGACAGCGTGGATCTGTGCCATAAGCTTGAGACCCACGCTGCGCTTGCCTTCGTTGAAGATCGACCAGTTGGCGTTACCTTCGAACGACTGCTGGTAGAGACGGGCTTCGCCGAGCAGGCGCCACACAATGCGGCGCCCACGCTTCGAGCCCATCAACCACTTGATATCGTCCATCTCGACCGCTGCCTCAAAGCGCGATTGCTCTTTCGCTTCGCGGCGCTGCGCGTCGTGCGCAGTCAGATCGGTCGGGTTGAATTCGTCAGCGCTCATGACCGCGTAATGTACGGTCGAGCCAGTCAGGTATGTGTACAGTCAGCTGCCGTAGAGCTTGTTCGCGATCGAATCGCTTGAGCGCGGCGCGTCATCGTCGGTAGTCGACAGCGACATATCCGTGATCTGCAGCGACAGGCTGGTGTCGGCACCATCCTGATTCTGGTACTGACTCGTGCTGCACACTTCGGCTTTCGCTTCGATGTAGAACACCGCGCCGACGGCCGGCAGGTTGGCCGGATCGATGCCGAGCTTTTCGAGGATGTCGTCATCCAGGCAGATCGTCAGGCCATACGGATACTGCGGCGCTTCCTCAGCTTCGGCCAGCATCGTTTCGGCCTTGGCTTCGGCCGGTGTCAGTTTCATCGAGATCATTGCTGGCCGCCTGAATATCCGGTGAGGTTGCTCATGACGTCGGATAGCGCATTGCTTCCGCCGCCCTGTGTCGGTGCCTGCGCTGCGGTCTTCGCTGTCTCGGCCGCCTGCTGCATCTGCGCCTGCTGCATGGCTTGCTGTTGCGCCTTGGCGCGGGCGGCGCGCGCCGCGTCGCGCTGGTCTTCCGGCACGTTGAGCGATGGATCGGTGCCGAGCATGTCGCTGTAGTCTTCGTACCAGGCGTCGACGTCGAAGTTGTCGAGCACGGTCACGGGTTGCTGTGCGGTCATCTGCATCTGCACAATGCCGCCGATCGCCATCACCAGCTTGTCGACCGAGTTCGTTCCGATCTGCTTCTGTGCCTGCGCGAGAATCGACACGAACTCAACCTGCAATTGCTGGCCTTGCAGTTCGGGCGGCGGCGGCGGGAGCAAGCCCGCTTCGGCCAGGATGTCGAAGGCCGAGTCGACCAGCGGCTTAAGCAGTTCGTCGTGCAGACGTTCGATCACCGGCCCAAGCATCAGCATCTTTTCTTCGTGCAGCTCGGCCACTTCCGTCGCCGTCATGTTCGCGTTCACGTTGTTCGCGAGCATGAGGAACAGGTCTTCGTAGAACGCGCTGCGAATGCGCTGGCGGACATCCATGATGTCTTCGCGCAAGTCGTTCAGATCGATGTTCACTTCGAACGACGTGCGAATGCCACCGTTCTGGTTCACGCTGTCGACGTAGGAGATCCCGCCCGGCAACGTGTCGATGTCGTGATTCTTCAGCGACGTCGGCACCTGGATCGGTGGCTTCGTCTTGAAGTCGATCGCCTGGCCCTTGCGTAGCTGCTCGTGCTGCAACTGGCGGATATCGCCCAGCGCATCCATTGCCGGCGAGTTGCCGTAAATGTCGCCGCCGTACGTCGACCAGCGCGGCGCCACGACGCGGAACTTTTTGAAGCCCGACACCTGGAGCACGGCCTGCGAGCCTCCCGTCGTGCCCTGGTTCGATGTCTGCTGCGAGTCCGACGAGCCGCCGATTTCCAGATACGTCGACGTCCACGCCATGTTTGCCGCGTCTTTCTTGCTCGGATCGCGGTCTTCGTTCGGCTCGATACAGTGGATCACCGTGCGCCAAACGTCGAGATTGCCCTTGTCGTACATCAGGCGCGTGTCGTCGCTCACGTTCGCGTAGCCGAATTCCTTCACGAGCTGGGCGACAGTCTTCTGGAACTCGCGGTAAAGCGTGTCGACTTCGCCGCGGTTGTTCGCCGCGATTGCGTATTCGCCCGCGGTCAGCGGGTACATGCGAATGACGTCGCTGTAGTCGTGCAGGATGACCGACACGGCTGTGCCGAACGCGCCGATTTCTTCGTACATCGAATGTAGTGACCGGTACACGTTCGACCGGTTGAACACATCGAGAATCAGCTTTGTGACGTCGGCGCACCATTTCTTCACCGACTGTTTCGAATTCAGATCCGCGTATGGCGTCTGCATGCGAATCCACGGGCGGGCGGGCGACGTGGCGCCGGCCATCAACCCGGCACCGAGCACGCGCAGCGATTTCGTGGCCGTGCTGTCGAAGATGTTCTGGTTGCGCCGGTTGCCGCGGTTGCGGTCTTCGACGAAGTAGCGGCCAGCGCGTGGGAGCAGGACATTCGAGATGTCCTTATATTCCTGAATCCACGACGAGCGCTCATTCTTCAGCGCGTACCAGCGCTGCAGAATCAGTTCCTTGCGGGTCTTGACCGGTTTCGCGTTGCCCTTCGTTTCCGCGGGCTGCGCAACCGGGTCAGCGACTGGCGCGTCGTCGGCGAGTAGCGTCGCCATCAGCTACCCAGCAGCGTGTTCGATCCCAGGCCGGAAAGCGCACCGAGGTTCAGCGACGAGTTGCCTACGCCGCCCGCGCCGGTCAGCAGCGTCGATGCCGGGCCACTGTTCACGCCGGCCGAAGCCGGTGCGCCCTGACCGTTGACACCTGACGTGTCGGCCGCCGTGGCTTTCTGCGCGGTGCCCGCTGCGTTCTTCGCGTCGGTTGCCGCCTGCGCCGCGTCGCCTTGCTGCTTGCGGCCTTCATACGACGAGTAGACGGCCGATCCAGCCGATGCGGCTGCGGCGATCAGCGCGGCGCCAATGGCAACAGGTACGCACATGGCTGTTTCCTTATCCGTAGGGGTTATGCTCGCCGCGCCTGCTTGCATTCGGCATGCGATATGCGTACGGATCGTATTCGTCGCGTCGTTCGGTATGTGTACGGCGCATATCGATCGCCTTCGGTGAGTCCATCAGCGCCAGGATGTACGCCGATGCCCAGTCAGGTGACCGCTTGATGCGCTCGTAAATCTCTTCACGCGACTCGACCTTGATCGTTGAGCCCGACAGCGCCCAGCATGGCGCGCACAGATCCGCGGCGAGCTGCTTGTCGGGCGGCAGCGCAATCCCGTTGTTCGCTTCCGGGTCGAGCGCTTCGCGCATGCGCCACCACAATTCGCTACGCTGGTTGAAAAACCGCAGCCGGCCCGACTTGTCGAGCCCCAGCGCCTTTTCCGACACGTTCACGCCGAGCACCTGGATGTGCGCGTTGTTCAGGAAGTCGTACGGCGACGAGCCGACGCCGATCACGTCGATGTGAACCGGCGCGTTATCGCGCATCGCAGCGAGCGTGAAGCCGGCCACGGTCGGGCCGTCAGGCGTGGCGCTGCCGGGCTTGACGATCGGTTCATCGAACCACATGCCGTGCCGGCGCGCGATGATCGTGTTATCGCGCCCGCCGCGCGCCACGTCGACACCGATCGAATCCATGGGCGGTTTGACCTGCAGGCGCTGCCAGCGCGCCATTGCGATATCGACCCATGCTGTGGGAATGACCTGCATCGCGTCGTCTTCGATACCG